CAAATCCTGTGTCGGCCGCCGGCTGCGCAAACTTGATGTCATACCCCATCGTCAAACGCTGGATTGTTTTCGGTTCCAGCACCATTTCGCCAATCCCCGGTTCAGCAGCCTTTGGGCTAATGCCGGCTAACGGCATTTCGTTCTCCGGCGGGGTGACCATGAAGCCGGCAAACATGGACGTTGTTTGCTTCCGACCAAGCTCGGCCTCTTCATACTCTGCCAATTCTTTTAACCGACCCAGGATCGGAGCCATCGGAGACAGCCCGCGCACCTGGCCCGGTCGCTTGCGGCGGCAGACATGCATGATTTCGCTGGCCGGGACGGTGACAGCCTCTCCCCCCGGCTTGGCGCCAGGATGCGATCTGTAAAAACGATACCCAACCCGTCGCCCCAACAAGTCGAACTCAACGCCATTGATGCGCCGACCATTGGTCAGCTCCATTGTATCGGCAAGCGGGCAAAACTCTGATTCGAGCAGCTGGATTTGCAGCGGGACAAACAGCCCGTCGCCTGGCCGTCTTGGTCGAAACCGCGCGAACACCTCGCCGACCGTTTCGACATCGGCCCAGGCAAGAGCCTGCAAGCCGTAAAAATCGGACATGCCGGTGGCGTCGGCCTCGTCTGTCCAGCGTAACCACGCTTTGTTCAGTTCCGCGCGAATCGCGGGGTTTGGATGCCGGCTCCGGGGCTGAATGCCAGTGCCGATCATCGACGCCACGAGTGTTTTGACAGCATCATCGGCCCAAGGATTGTCTCGGACCGCCGCGCGCGCGCGCATGCGGGTCAGCCCGCCATCGCGGGCAATGGCGCCATTGATTTCGCGGCTTTCGCCCCCCCAATAGGCTGCCCGCCGGCCCATGGCCGCCGCCGGCGCCCCCTCGGGGGCAATGTTATGCGCCCCGGCCGATGCTGCCAGCGCCGGGTGATTGTGGGCAGCGTTTTCGGCACCGCCCAGCCGGAATAGCTGTTCAGCATCGAGATGACCACCGGCATATCGGCGCCGCCGATCAAAAGCGCGGCGCATAGCTCACCACCACCCGCTGCGGGTGACGATCCGCACCGCCTGAATCCGGGGCGGCACGGTATTCACCTGTGACTCCAATTCATCACGAATACGGATCATCTCATCCAGGCTGCGATAAGTGACATCGCGATCAGCGTATTTCACCCGCAAAGCACCGGACGAAATCGCTTCTTTCAGGGCAGCCAGACGGGCCGCCACTTCTGCCGCTGTCTCTGCCATTGGCCCACCCCTATCGACTGCTGCGCAGGGCGTCAGCAAGCCGCTTTGTGAAAATTTGATCCAGATTTCCAGCCTGGCGCTGCACGGTTTCGACCATATCAAGCCGGGCCTTGACCCTGGCTTTCGGCACCAGCCGAAACAGGATTTTCAATTGTCGCCCGGCCCGCTGTGCGATCATCCGCTGATCGCCCTGGCCCAGCACAAAAACAGATTTCAATTGCCGCTTGGCGCGGGGTCGATTCCGGCCGCGCAGGATCTTGCTGATTGGCACTCCCAGATCCTGACCACGCAGCGCAATGCCATGACCCCGGGGCTGTTTCATCCCCCCGGATTCCTGCAAGGCCATGAAATCGTCCAGCGTGTAAACGCTGGCAGACAGCGCGTTTTTACGCGCCGCCCGCACTCTTATGCCGTTGCTCACCCAATTGTTTCGCAAGGTGAACTTGCCCGGCAGCGATGCCCGCACCTCCTGCTGGCCTGCCTGCGCCATATCGGTCAGGGTGCGGGCCATGGTAAAATTCATTTGCCCGGCTAACCGACCAAATATTTTCAGCGCTGGCCGGCTATCGACCTTGACGGTGATTTTCACGGCGCCTGTCCTTGCTGTCCTGGCGGGCGGCGACCGAATAACCCGAAACGGGGCCGGTGCGGCGTTGGCGCAATCGCGACTGGCGCCGGCACCACCGACGTTGCGGCAGCAATCGGCAGATCATCCCGAATTGGATCATCGTCACCGTCCTCGTCAACGTCATCGATATCGCCGTCATGGCCAGGATCGGGCAGCCCACCGGGACGATAGGGGGCAACCGGCTGTGTCCAGGCCAGCAAATCGGCTTGGATTTGATCCACCGGCACGGCCCGGGCTGCCGCAACTTCCGCCCATTGCGCCGGCGTCCAACGGGACACCCCCAGATGCTCAGCCGCTGCCATGGCGTATATTCTGGCATCCAGCAAATGGTTCGGCCCCTTGGCCTCCCACCGGGCGTGCATTCGGCCGTTCTTCTCGCGCCGAACCAGATGTTCAGCTGTGATCTGCCGGAAATACTCCTCCCCATGCTGGGGCGTGAAGTGACAATAGCCGATTTCGAACGGCACCGGGGCAGCGTCAAACAGCCCCTTTTTACGCAAGTTTCCGTAAAACTCTGATTTCAGCGCCCACCCGCCGACCGGCCAGACCAGCAGATCACGCCGCCGGGGACGCTTACCGGAAAAGGTGATATCCGGCTTTGCCGGCACGCCGAGCGCAGGCGCCAGATGCCCCGGCATCCCCTTGATGGCCATCACCTTTGGCCGGCGGCGACAGTAATCATACACGGCTGTTGTGTTATAACCGCTATCAATAGCAGTCATATCAATCGCCATCAGATTGCCCAGGCTGTCGGGATAGACCGCCGCCAGACGCGATTCCAAGGCCCGCCAGACATCTGGCCTGGCGGTGTCACCAGCCAGCGAGAAATAGTCAATCGACCACGATGTTTTGCCGACGCCCCAGGCGACGATCTCGCCGACCAGGTAATCTTTCTGCACATCAACGCCGCAGGTTATGACCATAGCGCCGGCCGGCACCACCCCCATCGGGCTACCTTCTTGCTCGGCCCGCCGCCGCAGGAATTCATGGTCCGGGGCGTCGCCGCGCTCTTCCCACGCTTCGCCCAGCCACAGATTGACCCATGTTTTCAGCTTCGCCGGATCGTTTTTTGCGTCGACGAACTCCGCGACCATGATGTCCCAAGTCGTGAATGGACTGTACAACGCAGATATGGCGAAGCCAGGGTCACGCCCCGGCCCCGGGCGCTCAGCAACCCACCTTCCACCCGCCAACATCTCCCGCTTTTTGTGATGCGGGATCAAAACACCGCAGGCTTCGCAGCAATATTCGGCGTTGTGTGGCGCGTCTTTGCGGAATCGCAGACGATCCCAGACCAATTTTTGCCCATGCCCACAGTCTGGACAGGGGACATGAAAATAACGCTGGTCAGATGCCTCGAATGCATTATCGACCCGGGACAAGCCTTTGATCGTCGGAGTTGAAACCTGAAATGTTTTGTCCAACCCGGCAGCCGTAAAGCTGATCAAGCGAGCATTGGCCATCTTGTCCGGGTCACCTTGCCCGTCAACTTCTTCCGGCCACTCATCCCAATCATCTTTCAGTAAAAACCGAATTGATTTTTGCCGCAGACCCGCCGCCGAATTGGCCCCGGTCAAAACCGTAAACCCACCGGGGAACCGTTTGAATTGCCCGGTGGACCCACTGCCGTCGCGCGATTTTGTTTCAGTGACCTTTTCCGACAATGTCGGACAGGCATCAATCGACGGCGTGAACTTTTCACGCCCCCATCCCTTCGCCGCGTCCACGGTCGGGTGAACCACCAGTGTCGGGCCGGGGCACACATCCATGATGTAGCCCAGCCAGTTCGTCCCGACCTCGGTCCCCCCCACCTGGGCCGATTTCCGAAACGTCACGCGCCGACATGGATGCGTTGGCGACAGGCAATCCATGATCTCGACTAAGTATGGTGCCCGATCATTGCGCCAAGGCCCAGGGAAGCCACCAGCCTCAGCCGGGATGATCCGGCTGACTTCCGCCCATTCCGCCACCGTCAAATCCGGGTCCGGCTCCAGCCCCTTCGTCCACGCCGCCCCATAGGCTGCTGTCACCTCCGCCGGGGTCCACATGAGCCGCTTCCCTCAATGCCTCCCGCAAGGCGCCGTCCAGTTTTCGCCGAATCTCCGGCCCGTCGGTCAGCGCTGCCAGCTCATCAGCGATCAGGGCCGGCACCATCAAGATTCGATCTCTCAAACCGCGCGCGCGCTCGAACGCTTCGCGTTCCACCATATCGCGTGGCAGCAACGCCCCGCGCCGCTCTCCCAGTTCCAATTCAGCCAGCTGCGCATTCGCACGCTCTCGTTGCGCCCGCGCCTGGGCAAAACTCATTTCCCCGGCAGGGACTGGTTTCGGTGCATCCAATTGCCGCGCGGGGTCTGCCCCGGCTTGCACTGCCGCCATTGATGCTGCGACATCGACCAGATTGCCCACCATCACCAGCCGGCCCGCCTTGGCCAGCTTGCTCACATACTGCCGGGTCCAGCCCATCCGGCGGGCAAATTCCGCCTGACTGACCAGTTCCCGATCACTCATGTGTCACCTGTCAACCGTCAACCGCCGTCAACCTCGTTTGACAACTGTCAACTGCCGCTCCCCCGCAGTCGCGCGTTACCCGCGGGCGACGGGGGACCGGGAAGGACCCAACGAAAAGCCCCGCGCAGATGACTGGCGGGGCCTGAACGGATTTCGACGGTTCGGAAGCAATGCAAGTTTTCTTCGTACCTGTCAAGCGGCTATTTGCCAGGGGGCCGGGCCCGCAGCTAGCCCGGTCACAACGTGACGGCCAAGAATCACGCCCGGCCCACCGATCAAGACGAGTAATTCCATCATGGCAGATTGCCACTCGGAGTAAACGCGCCGGGCCAGTTCAAGAAACTCTCCAGATCGCCCGATAATATCCCCGTACTGATCAATAACAAACTCATCTTCAACAATTCCAATTGGGTTTCGATGCAAATCATAGATCTTAACTTGCTTTCCTTTCCGCAAGCGCGGCCTCCGTTCAATCCTGGCGCCTGGATAATATTCAGGCTGCCCAATTGTTTTTGCGTACTCAATGATCAACCCCGCCCGGATACCACCGATGCGCATGACCTGATCATGCACAAATTCAGCGTCCAGATGCACATCTGTGATCCCGGCCCCGCTCCCTGCCAAATGGCCGGTCGCCCGCCGCCACACCTGATAGCAGCCGTCGCGGCTGACCTCCGAAACGTCCAGCCCCGCCGCCCGCCGTTCGGCGGTATTGAGCCCGACACCAGACCGGGCCGCGACATCAGCCCGCTGATCAGCATAAACCCAACGCACCAGCCCCTCTAAATCGACGTGACGCATCAAACAGCCCTCCCATCCGGCCCGATCAAATCGACCCGAGGCACGCCGAGCACCTGCGCGAGCGCCACCCCCCAATCCTGCTGCACGCGCCGGCCGACAAACCCTGACCGCGCCCGGATAACCGCCACCCGCCCCGGCTCAACACGCTCCACCACCAAATCGAGCAGCCACGAATTGTAAGCCGCCGGGGTGATCGAGATACCGGCCGCCACCAACGCGCTGAACGCTATCGCGCCAGCCCCAGGCACAGCCGCCCCGTGATGTTCTGCCGGGATGATCAAGCGATCCGCGTGGCCCTTGATCAACGCCGGCAGCGGATAGCGTGTTGTCCGCCAGTGGCCGATGGTGAGATCCCAAGCCCTGGCCAGGACATCAACCCCATACCCGCCGAGCACGCCGAAATAGCCCCGGATCAGTAACCGCCCGACGCCGTATAGCATCGCCTCGTCGGTTTCCGCATCCAGCGGGGGCCGGTACTGCCCCAGCATGTCAGGGACAAAGGCATCCCAGCAGGCCCTAAAAGCCGCCCTGGAATTCTGCGGCCAAGCGGGCGCCAGCCCGTTCAGCAGCTCCAACATCTCTTCCGGTGTGGGTTTTCGCACCGCCTTCGCCACCGCTTCCTCCTCGCCGAGCCATGCCGGCGCCACTGCCAGCCGCCATCGCGTCCCGGATAGCCGGGCTGCAATAGGCCAGCGTTCGGATCGCCTGCCCGGATGCTTGCGCTGTTGCCGCCAGCCGCGACACGGTCGCCAGGATCGTTTCCGGGTCGGCACCGGTTGCGATCCATCCCCGCACCACCCCTGCGGCAGCCTTAGCCCCCCGGCTGTCGGTCGGCAGGCCAATCCGCTCGATCAGCCGCTGTGCCAGCTCACCAGCGTCCGCCGGCTTGCGCGCGGCTGCTGGGAGAGAGAGAGTTGTTTGAACTGATGGAGTGTTGAGTCTCTCTGACTCAAACTCTCCTCTACTCTCCTCTACTCTCCTCTGGGCGTGATCGTGCGTGACAGCGTGTGACATAGGCATATCACCCCCACTGCCACTTACAGATGACGGGCGAATCGGCATCGCACCGCCATCCTTCGGTGCTGGCGGAACGGCATCCCCAGCCCCGGCCCCGACATCATCACCCCGAATCCGCTCCCGCCGCCGCCGCTGCCGGTCGGCTGCGGTCGGATCTTCCCGGACCGGCTGTCGCCGCTCCCAATTGACGATGCGGCCGTCCCTTATCATTGGTCGGCCACCGCCTTCCAGCGCCGCCCGGATTGCCGCGACCGTGCCCGGCGACATATCCAGATTGACCCCTTGATCGTGGTCATCCCAGCCACGCAGGCATCCCCGCGGACTCGCCCCAGATGCGAAACAGAGCATGGTGGTCCAGACGGCCAGCACGTCTGCGACTCGACAATCAGCCCGACCTGCGACGGCACGCAGCTTCGGGTCGGTCGCCATCTCTGAGTAGCATCGAAACCACTCCATGACTTAGCGACCCCTGACACCAAACAACGGGCCAGGATCAGCCGGGACCGACGGCTTTTCCCTGGGCTCGACCGGCCGATGCTCTGCGCAGTACCAGCGTCCCCGCTGCCCTTTTTGCAGCCTGACGCCATAGCCCCAGGCCCCGAACCGCTCGCAGCCTGGATGATCGCAGAGATGGTGCCAGCGGTGAGCGGACAGCGGCGCCGGATCGGGCTGGCGGGTCAGCATGACAGCCACCCGATCCGTGCCACCCCCGGCGTTTTGACCAAAAATCCCCCGAATACAAACCACGCGAAATCAATCGTCGTGGTCGCCCGTTGATCTGCCGGCAGCGGATAATCGGGCGGATACATGCTGTGCCGGCCCCGGCAC